ACTGGAAAGCCCACCAGCAGGTCCACAATACCATCGCCGCCTGAATACGCCCGCGTCTCTCGCCGGATGATTACGGTGCTGTCCCAGTCCAATGTGCGGCGTGTGAAGTCCGGCCTGTCGATTGAGGAACTGGCCCGCGATATCGAGCGCCGCGGGCTGCTGCAGAGCCTGAATGTCCGTCCCGTTCTCGACGACACCGGGGCTGAGACCGGCACTTACGAAGTCCCCGCTGGCGGTCGGCGCTTCCGTGCCCTTGAACTGCTGGTGAAGCAGAAGAAACTGGCGAAGACCGCCCCGGTGCCCTGCGTCGTGCGCGAGGCCGGATCGGCCATTCTTGCCGAGGATGATTCCTTGGCCGAGAACGTGCAGCGGGTGGCACTGCATCCGCTGGACCAGTTCCGCGCCTTTCGTGACATGCTGGAGAAGGGCATGTCCGAGGAAGAAATCGCCGCCGCGTTCTTCGTGACGCCGACCGTGGTCAAACAGCGTCTGCGGCTGATGACCGTTTCCGACAAACTGCTGGATGTATATGAGCAGGATGGCATGAAGCTCGACCAACTTATTGCCTTTTCGATCAGCGATGACCATGCCCGCCAGGAACAGATCTGGGACATCGTGTCCCAGAGTCATAACCGTGAGCCCTATGTCATCCGCCGCATGCTGACGGAAAAGACCGTGCGGACCTCGGACGCCCGTGCCCGTTTCGTGGGGCTGGAGGCCTATATCGTAGCGGGTGGCCCCATCATGCGCGACCTGTTCGAGGCCGATGACGGCGGCTGGCTGCAGGATCCGGCCATTCTGGACCGGCTGGTCATCGAAAAGCTGCAAGCAGCCGCCGACGACATCCGTGCCGAAGGCTGGAAATGGGTTGAGGCGGCCCTGTCGTTCCCATGGGGTCATACACGGCAGTTTGCGGAAATCGACGGCAAGGAAGTGCCGCTGTCGGATGAAGAAACGGCCCGTCTTGAAGCCCTGCATACCGAGCAGGAAACCATCGAGGCTGAATACGCCCAGGCCGATGAATATCCGAACGAGGTCGATGCACGGCTGGGCGAGATCGAACACGCCATTCTTGCCCTGGAAGAACGGCCTCTGGCGTTCGATCCTGACGACATGGCGCGGGCTGGCGCGTTCGTCAGCATCGCCAGCGATGGCACGCTGCAGGTGGAGCGGGGTTTCGTATTACCGGAGGACATGCCGGCGGAGCAGGAACAGGCCGATGATGTCGGCAGCACCGGTGAATATGATCACGCTGTATATGACGGACAGGATGATCGTATTGCTGATGATGGCGGCGATGTGGGCGGGGAGGGCTACAGCATCTCTCCCGACGTTGAGCCCGAGGAAGAAGACGGGATCAGGCCGCTGCCTGACCGGTTGCTCACCGAGCTGACAGCCTGGCGCACGCTGGCCCTGCGGGACGCATTTGCCAGCAACCCGCACATCGCGCTGACCGAACTGCTGCATACGCTGGTGCGTGATGTGTACTGGCAGACGCCGGGTGCAGATTGCCTGGAAGCCTATGTCCGGGAAATCCCGCTGCCGGTCCATTCGCCGGACATGCCGGACAGCCTGCCGGCTCACGCGCTGCGCCAGCGCAACGAGGGCTGGAAGCACGATCTGCCCGAGGACGAGGATGCGCTGTGGCGCTGGATTGATGGGCTGGATGATACCAGTCGCATGGCTCTGCTGGCCCATTGCCTGTCCTTCGGCATCAATGCGCTTTACGAGCGCATGCCCGCCTATGGCGCGGTATCCCAGCGCAGCGTCACCGAGCGCCTCAAGCGGGCAGACCGTCTGGCCTCGGCCCTCAGCCTCGATCTGGTCGAGGCAGGCTGGCAGCCCACGTTCGAGAACTATCTCGGCCGGGTGACCAAGGCCCGTATCCTCCAGGCGGTGCGCGACGCACGCGGTGACGATGCGGCAGAGTGCATCGCCCACCTGAAGAAGCCCGACATGGCCCGCGAGGCCGAGCGGTTGCTTGATGGTTCGGGCTGGCTGCCCGAGGCGTTGCGGACTGTGGGACTGGCAGATCAGGCACAGGCTGAAACAGCGACGGCAGGCGGGGATATGGAGGCCATTGCTGCCGAATAGCGCAATGGATTTTTGGAATAGTGAGACAGCGGCTTCCGGTGCCCGGAAGCCGCTTTTTTCATGTCCGACGTCCCGGAAAGAGGGAGAGGGCGGCTTCGCCTCTGGTGCCGAATAACCGGCATAAGAGGAGAGTTTTCCATGATCACGACCACCATCCTGCCCCCTGCGTCCCGTGGCGCCGCGTCCAGCGGCTTCCGGATTGATCCCTCCCGTGGCACCCGCAGCGCCCGAGTATCGTCCGAATGGTTCTCTCGCCCCGACGACGAGCGGTATCTCTCCCTGTCCGATCTGCACGCCGCGACCCTGGCCCGTGCCGAGCGCGCCACCGCCCGCACAGTGGAAAGCCGCGCCATCCGTGTGGAAGCATCTCGCGATAATGCCGAGCGCCTGACCCTGACCGTACCGGGGCAGAATGACCCGATCGCGCCCACCCACTGGTCGTTCGGCCAGATGTGCAGCCTGGTCGGCGCGCCATCGTCGTACCTGCGTAACCTGCCAGCCCCACTGGCGGCGATCAATCTGCAGCACGGGCTGCTGTCGCACCGCGCCGAACTGGTCAAAACGCTGGAGACGGAAGACGGGCGCGTGGAACTGCGCGCCGTCACGGGCCCCGATTACGGCCGCATCTGGGACCACGAACTGGTCGGCGCGGTGCGCAAGATCGCTGGCGATGGCACGGGCGATACCAACTGGAAGGTGCCGGGTGTCATCGACTGGGCTACCATGACCCATAATCCCTATGTGGATATCACCAGGGAAACGACCACGCTCTACGCATCAGACAGGGACGTTTTTTTATTCCTCGTCGACGATACGCACCCGATCGACGCTGGCCGCTTGCCTAACGGCGACCCCGATCTCTATTTCCGGGGCTTCTATGCCTGGAACAGCGAGGTCGGCAGCAAGAGCCTTGGGATTGCGTCGTTTTACCTGCGCGGAGTGTGTCAAAACAGGATGCTCTGGGGCGTGGAAAATTTCGAACAGATCACGATCCGGCATAGCAAGTTTGCAGCCTCGCGTTTCGTGCATCAGGCGACACCGGCGCTCCGGAATTTCGCCACGGCCAGTCCGGCCTCGTTCGTCTCTGGCATTCAGGCCTCGCGCAAGGCGCTGGTGGCCAGAACCGATGACGATCGGGAAAGTTTCCTGCGTCGTCGTGGGTTCTCTAAACCGGAAACCACGAAGATCATCGAAACCGTGCTGCACGAGGAAGGCCGCAAGCCCGAGAGCGTGTTCGATTTCGTGCAGGGGATTACCGCACTGGCGCGGACGAAGACCAACCAGGACACACGACTGGATCTGGAGGGCAGGGCACGCAAGCTGATGGAGAAGGTGGGATGAACGCGCCCATCATCAGAGGCCAGCGTGATGGGGAAGGGGCGGCGGACAGGGTCCGCCGCCTTCTGCCTGTCGGCAGGTCAGTCGTTCAGGCTGTCTTTCAGCGCCTTGGCAGGCGTGAAGGCCAGCTTGCGCGAGGCCGCGATCTGGATGGTCGCACCCGTGGCCGGGTTGCGGCCTTCGCGGGCGGCGACTTCCCTGACCTTGAACTTGCCAAAGTTCGGCAGGGTGATTTCATCACCGGCCTTGGCGGCGGTGGTCATCGCTTCGACCAGGGCATCCAGCACCTTACGGGTATCGGTCTTGCTTGTGTCGGTAGTGGTTGCGATATGATCGACCAGATCGGCAATCTTCATGGGACTATCCTTTTGCATTCGGGCCTGTGCCCGTTGCCTCTGCCGTTACGGGGGAATCATGGCGGCATCAAGCCTGCAGGGAGGGTGAGATGACCAATACGCAGTCATGGGATGCTGGCGATCTGGCCCGCGGGCTGGCCGAGAACGCCGAGGCGGTCTGCCGGCATTACCTCTCGGCCGGGCGGCGGCACGGCAATTACTGGCTGGTCGGGGATGTTCATAACACCCCGGGACGGTCGCTCTATGTCCGCCTGCATGGTGGTCTGGACGGGCGTGGCCGCGCGGGGAAATGGACGGATGGCGCGACGGGGCAGCATGGCGATCTGCTCGACATCATCCGTGAAAGCCTCGGGTTGCTGGATTTTCGTGATGTCGCCGACGAGGCGCGCAGTTTTCTGGCGTTACCGCATCCCGAAACTGACCGGGCGGGGGATCGTCTGCGGACCGCCCCATCGCAGCGAGCAGAGACGGGCGGCACAAGTACGGACGCTGCACGCCGTCTGTGGGATGCCAGCAGATCTCTGTCGGACATTGCAGACGTCTATCTGCGAAGCCGCGATCTGACGGGCCGCTCAGGGCTGGCCGCGTTGCGTTTCCACCCCGACTGCTACTACCGGGCCGATGCCGACAGTCCGACCGAGACCTGGCCCGCGATAATCGCCGCCGTGACCGACCTCGAAGGTCGCGTGACCGGCGTGCATCGCACCTGGCTGGCGCACGACGGGCGCGGCAAGGCGCCTGTCGAAATGCCGCGACGGGCGATGGGCGACCTGCTCGGTAACGCCGTGCGTTTTGGTACGACATCCGATGTTCTGGCGGCAGGCGAGGGGATCGAGACGGTGCTCTCGCTCCATGAGGTCATGCCCGATCTGCCACTGGCCGCCTGCCTGTCCTCGGCGCATCTCGCCGCCATGGCGTTTCCACCCACGCTCCGCCGTCTCTACGTGCTGCGCGATGACGATCCCGCCGGAGACCATGCGGTGATGACCCTGCAGGCCCGGACGCAGGAGGCCGGGATCGAGTGCCTCGTGCTGTCACCGCGTCTGGCGGACTTTAACGATGATCTCCGCTATCTCGGGCGTGGCGCGATGCGGGCGATCCTGCATCCCCAGCTTGCCCCGCAGGACGTGGCGCGGTTTCTGCATCCGGTCACGCACTGAGGCGGGCCAGGAAAGGGGGTATCTTCTTTCCGGTGTGGTGCGGGGCTGTCCCGTTTCCGGATGAGGCGCGCCCGCGGCCTTTCTGGAAGGGGAGCGGGCGTCAGCCAGACCGGGCCTGCAATGGCGGAGACGGCTATTTTCCGCCGCGCGTGCCGCGCTTTGCATCGCGAAGCAAAATAGCCGTCTCCCTGCCATCCTTCACTGCGTTCCGGCCGCGCGTTGCGCGGTTCCGGCCCGGCCTTCGTCTGCCGCTATCCGCCCCCGGAAAGGCCGCGAGGGGCGCGGCCAGAACCGGAGGACAGACCCATGACCCGCACACAGGACGATTTCGAACCCGCGCACGCCACATCTTCCACCGGCCACGTGCTGGCGGAACTCCAGCTTTACGGCCACCGTCCCTTCGAGGATGAGCCGGACCCGAGGCCGTTGCCCGACGCCAGCCAGATCGAGGGCGCGGTTGCCGATATCTTCGACGCCCTGTCCGCCACGTTGACCGACACGCGGCTGGAACCCGATCTCGAACCGCTGCTCTGGTCCACCGTCAATGTCTTTCACCGCATGGTCGGGCAGGTGGAGCGTGATCTTGACCGCAACGAGCAGGCGCAGAAGCGCAGCCAGCAGGAACAGGATGGCAGCGAGATCCGCTCCGTGGAATTGGAACGTCTTATCGCCGAGGGGCTGACCCTGCTGGAGCGACGCAACGCGTATGAGATCTTCCGCGACCTCGCCTGCGACCAGTTCGAACGCCTGACGATGTCGCCCTGGCGGCCACGCTACGGCTCGCTGGTCTGCCGCAGCACCCTGACGGCGTCGATGATTGACAGCCGTGATTTTCTCAACGCCCGCCGCAAGGCCGAAACCGAACTTCTCGTACCTCCCGGCCCCAAGATCGCGGTCACGGGCGGCCCTGATTACGAGGACCACCATCTGATCTGGAAGCGTCTGGACAAGGTGCGTGAGAAGCATCCCGATATGGTGCTGCTGCACGGCGGCTCACCAAAGGGGGCGGAATTCATTGCCTCTCGCTGGGCGGACCATCGCGAAATTCCGCAGATTGCCTTCAAACCCGACTGGAACCGGCATGGCAAGGCGGCTCCGTTCCGGCTGTAGCGCGCCAACAGGTTTGGAACTGCGGGACACATGATTTGGAACCCCACAGAATGCATTCTTAGAGGGGTATGAGAGGTCGATCAGACCTCTTTTTTTATGCCCTGCGGGTCAGGCATAGGGTCAACTGGTTCGACTGGCGGGACAGGATAGGACGGGAGCGGTTCAAACTGCCGTGGTGGCCGCCCGTCACTGGCATCCAGTTCATGCACCAGCAGCCGGGCCGCGATGGCCTGGGCATAGACTTCCTGTATCACGTCATCACGCGCCCATAGCTGGCGGGTCAGCACGTCAATGCGCTGGATGTGGTCGCCTATCAGTTCGCGGGTCTGTGCCACCAGCGCCAGCGCCTGCTGTCCGGCTGATAGCTGTTCCTGCTTCTGGGCAAGCCTGTTCTTGGCCACATTGGCATACCAGCCTCCAACCAGCCCCAATGCGGGTTCGATCAGGCCGGACCAGGCATTCGCCACCTCGAACACATGCCCGATCATGATGCGGAAACCGTGCCGACCTGTTTGCCATTGGCCAGCAGGTTGCCGTTAGCATCCACCACGACCAGGGCAACGCCACCGAAGGCCGCTGCGATCTGCTGGGCACACGGCACCGGGTCCAGGGCCGTGCCATCGGACAGGGTAACGGTCAGGTTGCCTTCGCCATCAAACGCAACGGACGTGATCGACAGCGGTTTGGTCGCGGCATTGCCGGGCGCGATCTCAACCACCTGTGGCTGGTTGGTCAGGGGCATGAGGATTGTCATGCGGCACTCTCCGTGGCGGGCACCGTTATACCCGCGATGACGGTAATGGCAAAGGTCTGGCTGGACTGGATGGTGCCATCGGGCCAGATGGTTCGCAGGTCGCAGCGGTAGCGGCCGACCGGCCACGTTCCGGTGTCACTCCCGTAGGTGATCTGGATGATTCCCGTCCGGCCGGGAACGATCTGGACAGAAAGATCAGCCAGACTGTTGCCCAGCACATCGCGCATCTGGCTGGTGAATGTGCAACCAGTCAGGTCCAGCGGTCTACCATCAAACGTGCGGATGATCGCGGCCAGACGAAACGTGTTGCCCTGTTTCAGGACAAACCCACTCATGATGTGGCGGAGCTGGTGGCAGGCGGTGTGTAAATGCTGCCAACCGGGTATTTCCCATCGGCATCCAGTGCGAAGGCAAAGCCGTCCGGAGCAGTAATGCCGGTCAGTCCGGTCAGTGACTGCGTTCCTACGACCTCGCCAACCGGTGATGCCGTGGTAGCGGCAGGAATAACGGGCGTATCACCTGACAGATAGTTGTAGGATGGCTGAAACATCAGCGCCTTGGTGCGGTAGAGAATATAATTCTGGTATGTTGCCGTTGCGGTATCGGTCATCAGGATATCTCCAGAACGTAAGCAATGGTCAGGATGTTGTGGCCGTGCTGGCCATATAGGTGCTGCCAATCGGGAACTGCCCGTCCGGGTCCGCCACGATGGCGCTCCCGCTGCCCGGTGTCCATGCGGACGTGCCGTCCCAGACAACCCGGTTTATTACATACCCGGCCGGGCGCGCCACGCCCGCTTCCGTTGCGGCCGCCGTCAGGTAGACGGCATAGACCTGTGCATTCGTATCGGTCATCGGGTTGATCCTATGGAATGAAACGGAAAGTCACGCAGGCAATGCCGCCCGCGCCGCCATCATGGGCGCTGCCGGTCATGCCGCTGTCATAAGCCCCACCCCCTCCGGCACCGGGGGAGGTGGCAGGCTGGCCGCCATTGTTGCCGGCACGCCCCGCCCCGCCGTAAACGGAAGGCGCACCGTTACCGGCAAATACCCAATTCCCGGCCTGCCCGTCAGACCCGCTGTTCCCGCAGGTATAATAGGCGGCTGTGGCGGGGGTTACGACAACAGGCATGCTGCCGCCGCCACCGGCGGTATTCGCGGTCGTCGGCTTGCCGCTACCGCCCCCACCCGGAATGTAGAAAAGCTCGGTTCCGTTTAATGAGACAACAGTCGTGCCGCCTTCATTGCCTGGTAACGCCCCTTCTCCCCCGCCGCCTCCGGCACCGATGGTGATGCCCAGCGTGTCGCCACCCGCCACCGGATAGATCGCCTTTATGTAGCCACCAGATGCCCCGCCTCCGCCGGATACGGTTTCCGCCGTGCTGGAACCCTGGCAACCACCACCACCCCCTCCCGCCCCCACGGCTTCGATTTCCACGCTGGTTGCCCATGCGGGAACGGCAATATTGTCGGAGGCAAGGACATAGCCCCATGCGGTGGTCAACTCGCCTATCGTGGCCTGCACCGCCTCAACATCGGAATAGTTGGCTATTACCTTCCACACCGCCTCCACCGGGTCATAGGCGCGGACCCGATAGTCCGATGTATTCACCCCCAGCCGTGTGACCGGGTTTGTCGCACTGTCGGACTGCTGGAGGACGCAGCCGTCTATCCGGGCGGAAAGAGTCGTGTCCGCATTGGCGCGCGCGGCCTGTTCAGTCGCAAGGTCAGACTGGACAGCCGTGACATCCGAATAGTTGGCAATCGGTCCAATGTCGGTCGCGTCAATCTGGTAGCGCAGGCGGCCTGTGGAAGTGCCGTTTACGATCTCCCACCCAATATTGACCTTGTTGCTTCCCTGATCCGCTCCGCCACCCTGCTGGACCGGGGTAAAATCCAGCGATCCACCAACCCCGATCAGCGCAGCCTTGATCATTGCCTCAATCGCCGCCCAGACCTGACTGTCATCGCTCGGATTGGGGATGATCTGGACCATCTGGATCAGATACATCAGCGAATTCATGATGGCGTTGCGATCTGCCTTGACCAGGGACGTCCCTTTGACGCCGTTCAGCAGATCGCGGTCCTGATACTGCCTGCGGCCCTGCGCATCAGTGACGTAACCGGGGGCGCTTGTGTAATCCATCAGGCAGCATCCTTGTAATTGAAGACCAGCGCCGTATCCGGCGGACAGAACCGCTGGATCGGGCATTCAAGGCCGGTGTTCTTGTTGGGCAGGTTGATGATCCAGATCAGGCGGTCGGTGTCCTGGCTGCACACATCCACACCGCACACCGCTTCACCGCAGATCGCGGGTTCGGGGTAGTCGATGGTGATGGTCACCCCGGCCGCCTGGGCAAGGTCGATGAAAAACTGCTCGGACTGACCACCGCCGCCAACCCAGCGCGAATTCAGCAGTGCCTGCATCTCGGCCGTGGTCAGGTCCGCAAGGTCACGCCCGCATGGGTCAGGCCCCAGCACTTGTGCGTAATCCGCCAGAAGCAGAGTCGATTTCGCCGGGCTGATCTCGTTGCGCAGAGCGTCGATATCGGCCTCGAACCGCGCGCCCATAATGGCGAAGGGGGTCAGCAAGGCTGCCAGATTGCTCTGTGTGCTTTTTGGCCACGCCCAGCCGGACGGCATCAGTTGCCCCAGCAGTTCGTCGCGTATCTCGGCGGCCGTGCGGCTCATGACGACGCCTGCCATGTGATGGTGCCCAGCGTCGCAATCTGGTTATCAGCCAACTGCACATCCGCTGTGGGCACCGACAGGATATAGCTGGTCACGGACGTGACCGACGCGATGGCGGCGTCAATCCGCGCTACCAGCAGCTTCGCCGCAATGTCCGTGGTCGCATAATAGGCCGCAATCGCGGTCTGCACCTGATTACGGTTCTGCTGGGTGTCTGGCGTGATCGAAAGCGTCAGGTTCTGTGGCGCAAGCTGTGCGGGCACCACATAGGCATTCGCCCGCACGGGCCTGCGGGTCGGATCGTCAATATAGGACTGGATGGCCGCGACCTCGGCCGATGTCGGCACCGTGGGGCCAGCCATGGCCACGATGATGCCCACGGTGCCAAGACCGACCCATCGCGGCACGACGTTGACGTAAGCGGCCCCCGCGTCTTCGGCCCATCCTTCGTAGTCGGTCACGCTGCCGCCTGCGGGCGGATTGCGGATTTTCTCAATGATACGCGCGCGCCAGCTTTCCTGCCCCTCAATGGCAGCGCCACCGGCCAGCCCGTCGCTGTCGGTCACAACGGATGTGACGCCTGCAATGGGCGATACCAGCGTCAGCGTGATGCCACCGCCCACATTGCCCGTGGTACCGGTCGCGGTCGCCTGCACGGGAATGGAGCCGGACGCACCGGCGGCGATACTACCCTCGGCCGTGGTTGCCCACTGGATGGACCCGTCCACCGTCAGCAGCGTGCCAATGGGAATGACCTCGGCCTGCGAACAGGTCACCACCACATTGCCGATAGCGGACGTAGCCGGGTTGCGCGGCACACCCCATTGCACACCATGGTTGGGCAGCAGGCCGTCCACCGTGGCCGTATCGACCATTATTTCCAGTAGCCAGTCGCGCATGTAGCGATACTGTTCGGCACCCATTATCCCCACCACGACGGACAGAACCTGTTCCAGGCTGCCCGGCGCATTGGCGTCCAGCACCACCTGCGTCCCATCGCTGGCGGTAAAGCTGACTGTCGCCAGACCGGACGCGAAACGCTGGGCAAGCTGTTCCGGTGTTGGAATTGCCGCTGGCATCAGTTCCCCACCACGGTGGCGACTGATGTGGCGCTTTCCTGCGCGGTGATCTGGATGGTGTCACCCGTCAGCCACGCCGCCCCGGTGGCAATGTCCGTGCCGTGGTAATCGGCAATCGGCTCCACGCTTTCCGCCGTGTATCCAGCCAGACGGGCGCGGGTTTCTTCCGTGGCCTTGCCGCGCGATTCCAGCCACGCCCGCGTGCCCAGCCGCTGGCCTTCAGGCAGGCAGATGTCACCCACCCAGCCACGCATCGCCAGCAGCCCGGCCGACTGTGCGGGCAGGCCCGTCACATCATCGGGCAGCGTGTCATCAGCTTCCGCGCGCCGGTCGGTGCCCAGTGCGATCAGCAGCGCCGTGGCGGCCGTTGCATCAATGGCAATGCGGCCGCGCCCGTTGCCGGTGGGCTGGATTACCAGATCGCAGGCCATGGCGCGGGGTGACCAGGCCATGGCCATCTGGAAAAAAGGAACGGATGCCGTCATGCGCGCAGTATCCGCGCGCAGGCGACATCCATTCAGGGGGAGGTTCTTCCCCTGTTATCAGATTTACTGGGGCCTGCCGGTCGTGCCCGGCGCATCCGTCACCGGGTGGGTGTGGTTGGTCAGGCTGATACCGCCCGCCTTCACATCGCCCTGGGCTGCGATGTCTTCTGTGGCGGTAATGCCGCCCTTGACCGCCAGCGGCACATTCAGCGTGGCCTGCTTTGCCGTCAGGTCAAGGATCGGGCTGCCGCCTATTGTCACCAGCATTTCCGATGTGCAGTCAAGCCGCACGATCTTCCCGTTCTGGATATAGATGCGCTGGCCACAGGCGTCATACAGCACGCTGTCGCCTTCACCCAGCTTACCAAACCGCGCCTTGGACGGATTGGCGGGCGGCAGCGCCATCAGGTCAGCATGGTCGCCGCCCACGGCCACAATGGGAGCCACGGCCCCGTCCAATGGCGCATGGGATGCAAAGCCGAAGGGCTGATGGACCGGCACGCGCGAGCGCACGCGCCCGTAATGCGGCTGGACGGTCAGCATCTGCTCGGCCCCGGTATCGTCAATCGCGCGCACCACGGCGCGGACAAACAGGCCGCGCACGGCCATGAACAGCCGGTCGATCATCGCGCCATCCCGTCACGCGCCACGATATGGCCTGCGCGCCGCGCGCCGTTATGGCCGTGGTCCATGTCGCCCGTCAGGTCATAGGCATCGCGTTCCACCACGGATATGCGGGTCACCTCACCATCTGGCGCATCCACATAGGTCACGGCCCCGATCAGCATATCGCGGTCAATGCCTGCATACAGGTCATTCACATAGACCAGGGCATTGGGCAGCCACATATCCCCCGTTTCACCCCGGTATCCCACCACGGTATAGACCCTTGCCGTGGCTTGCGCCTTTGTCGAGCGCATGCGCCAGTCGGCCTGGTCCTGCAACGTCCATGGGCTGCCATCCGTGCGCGGCTTCGTGCGCTGGCGTTTTGGCCGCCGGTTGCTTGCATGGTAGGCGGCCGGCGCGGGTCCGGGGTCTGCCGTCAGCCCGCTGGCCGCGCTGTCCAGCGGCGGGTTTGGCGTGCCTTGCGCGGAAACTGACCCACCGCTCTGGGTGGCGGACAGCCAGACACGGGGCCTGTAGCGCCCGACGCCTGGGTCAACGCTGTGCCCATAGCGCACGATGGCGGCGGCTTCCGTATCGGTGGCGCTGTGTGCGCTTGGGGCATCTTCGGGCGTTTCCGAAAGCGGCTCCGCATCCATGCTCAGGGTGGCATTAGCGGGCCGTAAGAGGCTTCTGAACTGCCCCTTGACCCACACGTCCGAATACCGGCCGCGTGCCGATACCCGTGATTCCATGCGGTACACGTTGCCTGGCAATTCCAGTTTCCCCGGCGCGCGCGTGCTGCCCGCCTGTGTGAGGACAATCCCGCCCACGCCATCAGACGTGACCAGAACCCCGCGCTGGCGTGACAGCTTTTCGATGGTGGACATGGCAGGTTCGGCCGGATCGACCGCGACCAGGGTAAATGGATCCCCCGTATCCACGTCGGCCGACACCGCCAGCCCGAACGGGCCGGTAAGGTTCCCGATGACATCCACAAGATGAACTGCACGGTATTCCCCCGGTCCTGTAGGGTTGGCGGAACAGTCCACCAGATCGCCGGTCCTGTCCCGGCCGGAAATGGTGGCGCGGATTTCTCCATCCGCCATTTCAAGCTGGATGTCATCCACATGCCCCAGCAGGCAGGTTGCGCCATGGATGCGGATTTCCACGGGGTCGTTCTCCCGGATCATGGCCCATTCCGGCAGGGTTCCCCCCAGCGCCTGATTGGCCCGCACCTCATCCAGGTATTCGACATGGAACGCCCCGCAGATGTCCGCCAGATCGCGCCCGCATTCCGCCATGGTGTAGGTCTTGAGCGTGCGGCCATTCACGATCACGGTCATGCCGCGCGCGGTGACCGTGGTGCTGGTTGTGCCGCTCATGACGATGTTTCCAGCACGTCCACGCTGCCGGGGCCCGCCAGTGCGGGATGGGTCAGGCCGTTGCGGCTGACCAGATCGTCCCACACGGCCGCCACGTTCGCGGGTGTATCGCCTGCCACGGCATAGGCGATGAGCCACGCGCTCATCTGGCGCGGCACCGGCACCGCGACCACCTTCGGCAACCGCCCCAGGCGAGACGAAATATCCGCGACCACAGCCGCGCGGGCATCGCGGATCGCGCCCGACATGGCCGCCAGCGGAACTTCCGCCCCGGCAAGGATCACATTGGTCAGGTCACTGGCCAGCGCATCCAGCGCCGCCGTCATGGTATCGCGCGATGCAATGGCGTCCGACTGGCTGGCGTAGGTCATGGCCGACTGGGCCGCCATGGCCTGCGCCACGGTCCCGGCACGCGCCACCAGACCGATCACCAGCACATCGGCCGGGGCCAGTGACCTGACAGACAGGGCCTGCGCCTGCGCGCCGATCTGCGTGGCACCATCCAGCAGCAGCGCTGTCGCCTGCACCGGGTCCACGCTGGTCTGGCTCCCGTCCGCCACCTGTGTTGCCGGCGCAATGGCCGCCGTCTGGCCGGTCGATACCGCGCCCGCGATGGTAGCAGGCACATTGACCAGCAGGTCCGTCACCCCGTCGGCATAGGTGGTATCCGTATTGCTCACCGGGGCGACGATGCCGGTCTGCAATGCCGCCAGTGATGTCTGCGTGGCTGACTGGACAGGTTCCGGGGCCGATGTCGTGGCTGCATTCCACACATTGGCCGCTACCGTGATCGTGCTGCTGACAGCACTCGCCAGCGCCAGCGGGAGGACAACGGGCGACAGTAGCCCGCGCAGGGCCAGAACGCCCTGATCGACCAGGGCATCAGCAGCTTCCAGCACATTGGTCAGGGTGTCGGTGATGGTCGAGAACAGGCCGGTGGAAATGGACGCGGGCGGCTTGCGGACAAATGTGGCCTCGAACCGGGCCATGCGGATTTCCCGGTCCGAAAACTCGATCTGCCCGGCCTGCAACAGGTAGCACCGCAGCGCGCCCCACCACGGATGCACCAGCGTTGCCGCCCCTTTGGCCAGCAGCGCCTTGCGCATCCGGTCGGCACGCAGGACGTAATCATCGCCCACCAGAATGCCGCGCACCTGTATCGGGCCATCGAACTGCCCGAAATCCTGCATGCGGAAATCGTCGCGGCCGGGGAAATACATCTGCGCGACCCGACGCCCCGCTGCTTCGCGGGAATTGGGCATGTAGAAGTTCACGCCGCGCCAGCTCGCCAGCGACAGGATGGAGGACAGCGGCGATGCCGCAAGCCCGCCCGTCAGGCCAAGCTGGCTGCCAAGGATACCCGTTCCAATGCTCATGGCTGGGCCACCATCCTTCCGCGATCAGGGGTAATGCGCACGGCCCCTTGCGCTCCCGCCGTCTGGCGGATTTTCAGGCCGGGGTCATGCGAGACATGCAGGCCGAACTGGCCACCCGATGCGGCGGCACGCGCGGGTGCCGCCGCCGGGATGGCGGGGGCTGGCTGCACGCCACGGCCCATCAGCGATTCAACATGCCGCCCCACCCACGAATTACTGAATGCCTGGTCCAGGGCTGCGAACTGCGCCTTGATATACTGGAACATGGCGACAAGCGGGACGCTGAAGACTTTTGCCAGCCCCGTGACGATGTTGTGCAGTTTGGTGCCAATCCCGCCGCCCCAGCTATCCAGCCATGCGGTGAAATCGTTGAACACCATCTTGGCCACGTTCCAGGTGCCTTTCAGTGCTCCGGTGATCCCGCTGCCGCCTGCGTCGAACGCGTGGGAAATCCGCGTCAGGTTGCGCGAGACATATAGTGCGGCCGCCACGACACCGACCGTCAGCGCCGCAAGCCCGGCCACCACGCCCACGGTGGCCAGACTGACACCGCCCAGCAGCCCGCCAATAGGGAGCAGCACTGCGCGGAACAGTGTAAACCCGGCCCGCAGCGGCCCGGCCACAGCACCCACGGCACCCGCCGCCGTGGCCAGCGCCAGCAGGCTGCCTGCCGTGCCGATGATGGCGGTGGATGCGCCCGGCACATGATCGTCCAGCCACTCGAACATGCCGGTCAGGCCGTGCAGGACCGAGGTCGAAACCTTCAGGATCGGCACGAACCCATGCCCGATACGCCGCTCAAGCTGGGACAGGGCTTCCTCAAACGAATGCAGTTCCGTCAGAGTGGACCCCATGCCGGTGCGGAAATCTTCGTCCACCATGGCAGGGTCCGCGCTGCCAACCCTTTTCCTGATGGCGAAATAACCCTGTTCCCCGCCCAGATGGTGCAGCAGGGCATTCACGAACCCACGGTCCTGCTCGTTGTTGAACAGTTCACCCACGGCCCGCAGGTCATTGCCGCCATGCGTGATCCGGTTGACCTGCTGAAGAACCGCCATCATCGGGTCCACACCATTGGCGCGGGCATTGTTCAGGACACCGAACAGATCGACTCCATATTTCTGGAACCGTTTGGCCGTATGACTGGATGTGATGGTTTGCAGGAAGGCGCGCATGTCGGTCACGGCTTCGCCTTCCGTGCCGGTATTCTTGCGCATGACCGCCAGCGCGGCCGCCATATCATTCAGGCCGTCGCGCCCGCGCACGCCCAGCGCGCCCGCCTGGGCTGCAACCTGCGGGAACAGCGGGGCCAGCCTCTCGAATGGCAGGTCGGCCGACTTCCCGGCCAGCGCCATGGCCGACAGCGCGCCGGGCATCTCGGCAGCGGAAATGCCAAGGTTCTCCTGCATGGCGAATGTGGTCTTCGCCACGCCATCCGGCGCTGCGTTGTAGGCCGTGCCAATGCGCGCCACGGTCGGAAGGACCGCCTTTATCTGGTCAAGCGTGTAGCCTTCGCGTGAGAAATACCCGGCCGCAGCGACAAGGTCGGTACCGCGCTGTCCGGTATCACGCGCCAGCCGGTCGATGTCGCGGCCAAATGTCTCGGTAAAACGGGTATTCTCCGCGCCGTGCAGGTTCAGTCCGATGCCGATATGGGTCAGGTCGTTATCGTATTCCGCCGCTGCCCTGACGGGCATCACGATCCCGAAGCCGGTGGCAGCGGCCCCGAAGGCACTGCCCACGCCTTCCTGAATGGACTGACCGAACCCGCGCACGGCACCACCCACGCCGCGCGCATAGCCCATCCCGCCGCTACCCAGCGCCGATGCGGCGGAGCGGATACGCCCCAGCGCGGACACGCTGCGGTCGGCGGCTTCCTCGGCTTCGGTGCCGATGCGGTTCATGCCGCTGCCTGCCTCGGCTGCAGCGGCCGTGGTGCGGGTCAGGGTTTCATCCAGACCGGTCACGGCGGCGGTCGCGGCCTCGATGCCACCAGCGGTTTCGCCAATGGTGCCGACGGCTGCCGCTGCTTCCGCACCCGCCGCGCCGGTTTCGGACAGGACTTTGTTCAGCCCGGCAACGCCCTCGGTCGCGCGGGCGACGGGCTGCTGCATTTCATCGAATGGATTGGCCGCGCGGGCCAGTTCCGCCAGCGATCCGTTGATTTCTACCAGAACCGAACGGATCTGCTGCAATGGCTCGATGGAGCCAACGGCAAAGTCCAGACGGAAGGCCGCCGTCATGTTGTTACCGGACAACGGGGCCTCCCTATCTGTCCATCATGGCCATCTGCTGCTGGATCGCCTCATTCCGCCGCTCGGCCAGTTGCCCGAGGGCTGCGGACCAGAACCGGATGCGGTGCAGCGGCATGTCCAGCAGTTCAGCTTCGGAAAAGCTGGTCTCGTGGGCGAGTGCGGCTAGGAGGACCGGCCAGTCTTCGCCCCACGCTTCAAAAAAGTGTTGGCGACCTGTGTCAGGGTCAGAAAGTCCTCGCCGTCCATTTCACCCAGCAGGGCATCGGCCTTCGGGCCGGTCATGCCTGCGGATGCTTCCAGCATGGCGCGGAGGCGGTTGCCTTCGCCCTCGGCATTCAGCATTTCGGTAATGCCGCGTCCTTTCAGACGGTTCAGCACAATGCTGCTGACCTGTTCAGTCTGCGGCGTGCCGTTGACGATGGCCTTCTGTTCCACCGGATACTGCAACGTCACCTTGACCGACCCATTGGCCTGATATTCCGCGCCTTCGGGCAGCTTGGGCCGGTCGGGGCGCGCAACCGGCGCGGTGGCGGCCGGGGTCGTTGCAGGGATAGCGGCACCGTTCACGACGGGAGCATTCATGAGAGCAGTTCCTTGTAGGTGTTCATGTTGAAGGTCAGCGGCATGTTGCCGCCGCTGTCGGCCAGATCGGGCGCGTCAAGGATGTAGGCATCGGGGAAAACCCACTGCTGGCCGGTATCGGCCAGCACCTGCAATTCGCCCTCATCACCCGGCTGGAAAGCGGCAAGGCTGCTCCCCTTGACCAGCACGGGCGTGCATTTGAACTGCCCCACCTGATACTGCTGGTAACGGAAGCCCGTGCCCCCCGCGATCTCGGTCTTGTTCTGCGTGCCGGGCAGGCGCACGGTTGCGCCCGGCTTTATTTCAATCTGCTGGCCGTTCCACCAGGCCCTGAATACGCCAACTGTCTGTCCTGCCATGTGCCCTTACGCCTGTAGCTGGATGGAATTGGCCATGACGATCAGCGATCCCATCACACGGATGGGCAGGGCTGCGTCACAGCGGTTACGGTCGGTCGGGTTGATGGTGAACACCGCCTGCTGCGCCAGCGTATCGGTGTCCTGCAACCATCCCTCCACGGTCTCGTACAGTTCCGACTGCGCGGCCCAGCTTCCCTTCAGTGCCTTGGGGGTCACGACATAGGCAGCAATGCCCACCATGGCTGATGTATCGTCCGCCAGCTTGGCGCGCGGATAGGTCGCATCAATGTAGGTGTTCCACTCATACCGCACGCGGGTCACGGTCTTGGGCACCATGATGTCGCGCCATGCCTTTTCCGTGTCGCCCGTGGCATCCTTCTGGTTATTGGTCACCATGCGCTCGATGCGCACGGTCCCGTCCTGGTCAACCGTGAAGGTGGACATGCCCGATTGCAGCAGCACGTTACGCATCGCGTCCGTGAACAGGTCGGCATCATCCGGTGCCATCCCGGTCAGGCCGGTCAGTTCCAGCGTGCGCAACGGCCGCGAAGGGTCATTGTTCAGCGCCTGAGCGGCGATGGAACCGGCCACGCCTGCCATGATCCATGGTGCCCAGCGCGGGTTCTGTGCCGGAATGCAGGTCATGAACCGGCTATTGACTGTTTCCGCCAAGGCCAGCACCTCTCCATAGGTGCCCCGGTATCCGTAATAGACGTGGGCGTCCTTCTTGACCATTGCGCCAAACCGGCGTTCGGCCTCGGTCTCCAACGCGTTCCGGTTGGACGCGTCATTCAGGCAGGACACGATATCGGTGAACCAGACATTGGACACCAGCGCGAGTGCTGCCGATAGGTCGACCGTGCCCGCACCGCCGGTCATGGCCGTGACCGCCACGCTCATACCCGGCACAAGGTCGGCCGTAAGCGAACTCATGCGCACGTCGATATCGTTTACGAAGGTGCCGGTTTCCGCGCTGGTCAGTGTCAGCACGCCCAGGGCGACCGTGGCGTTCAGGCCGGTCTGGACCGACACGTCGCTGGTGAACGCGGCAGCGGCGGCGGCGGCCATGTCGGCTGCGGCCATGCCACTGGTCACCACGAACGGGACGCGCACGCCATTGGCTTCAATCGCCGCCGTGCCGTTGGCCGTGGCAGGGCCGGTGAATGTCAGGGTAGCGGACCCGGCGGTGCCCCCGGTCGGGGCATCCACCATCACCATGTCCACCGCCACGTATGGGGCGGCGGCAACCATGGCGGCCACGGTGGCCGCCAGCGCAGATGCCGAACCCGCCAGTACAGCAGCCTGTGATGGCGAGATATTCTGGTAGCGCACCAGCGACGCACCCTTACCGTCGCCCTTCTGCCCCAGCACAAGCCGTCGCAGCGGCATGTCGGTCACATCGTTGCCGCTGGGGATGGTGGTGACTTCCCCGTAGCTGCCCGGAACGGCCCAGCCTGCGGGGATTTCACTGAAGGAAATGGCCTCGCTCATTTCGTGGCACTCCCGCTGGCAGCCGGCGTCGTGGCCGTGGTCGCGGCGGCAGCGGTCGCCTTCGCCGAGGTGGTGGTTGAGGCGGCAGCCTGCGCAGGCACGTCACCCGCGGTCAGGTCGCCATTGCGCAGCAGCGCTGCCCAGAACGGATCGCGCTCGTTCACGTTAAAGCCCGTATCGGGCAGCGTCCGTGTCCTGTTTCCAGCCGGGATTTTCACCACCCGGCCGGGCGTCACATGCACCAGCGTGGTCATGCGGTTTCTCCTGTCTGGGGTGGGGGGGCGACCAGCGTGTCGCCATCGGCGTCCTGCCACGTCTCACGCAGACCCTTGAAGTCATCAAGCTGCTGCGCCAGCGCCGGGCCATCGAACGACACGTTGGGAACAGTCACTTCCAGCGAGACCAGGCCAACATCATCTGCAAGCCAGTCTGCTGTGGGTGGCAGTGCAACCATGCGAACCATGGGGGTGCCCAGTTCACCGGAAAGCGGGCGTGCATGCAGGAAAGCGGTAGCGGCTCCCGCCGCGCCCATTGCGCCCATGCCGCGCAGACTGCCGGGGACGCCGACATACAGCCGACCGGAGTCCGCGTGCTGGACGGCGATGAACACGGCAAAAACCAGATCGCCCCGGAATGTCGCGCCACAATCGCCATGCGGCTTCCATGCATTCCATGCCAGCCCGATGACGGGCTTTGTGGTCAGAAGCCTTTCCCACGTTGCACGCTTGGCATTGGGCGGCACGATGATGTGCCGGAAAATGTCAGGCGGGAACGCTTCACGCAGGCGCTGGCGCAGCGCCATGAATGCCTCCACGATCGGTCCGCCATACAGCAACAGACGCGGATACTGGTTTTCAGGCAGTTCCATCAGTACAGCCTTCCGGGCTGGAAGCCCGCTGGCCGCGTCTGGATGCGGGCGAATTCCTCGGTCGTATTGGCCGGGATCGCGCCATCCAGCGTGGCGTGTTCGTTATTGATGTCCTTCAGCCACGCGATGGCGTCCTTGTAATCGGCGCGCATCTGGTCGCTGGGATTGCTGTTGCCGCCCGAATGCAGCAGGTAGCGCGCGACAGCACAGCAATACTGCACCAGCACCGGCGGCGGACTGGCCACCGGCACCACGTAGCGGCGGCGCAGGTAGCTATCCATCCGGCTCGACGCCTGATCCAGCGCCGCCTGCACCTTGCCCTGGTCAATCGTATCCAGTGGCGTGTCCAGGTCGGTGGTGGCTGCGATCAGTTCGGCATTGCCATACTTCGCCAGCATGTCCGCAAGGGCGGCATAAGCCATCAGCCGACCCCGATGACTTCAAGTGCAGGCTCACTGGCCATCGCACGAAGCTGCCCGCGTGTCAGTTCCTCGCGCGGATAGACATGCACCGCAGGATGCACGATCCCGCCACGACGCAGGCCGGGATCACGGCAGACCACAATGACATGGCCCGGCGGGACCATGCGTTCGGCGTCACCTCCAAGGATATACACCCCTGCGCCGAAGGCCGCGCGCGCGTCTTCTTCGCTCTTCAGCGCGCGCGCCGCATCGGCTCCCGGCAGGTCAGCCGCATCCGGCTTTTCAGGCTTGCGGGTCATTCATCAGCCTCCAATGCTCTGGGACAGGCGCGGGCAGACCAGCAGCTTCGCGTCGCCCTTGTAGGGGTTGGATGTGGATGCCGCCGCCGTAGAGCCGGAAATCAGCGTCGGCACGAAATCCGCGTTCAGCAGGTATTTCCCCTGCGTTTCCAGGTTGGACGGCACCAGCAGGTGCGTGGGCACCAGTCCATACGGCGCACCATCCTTGCGGCGCAGGCTGGCGAACGCCGCCTTGACTGCCGCCCACGTATCCACGTTCAGCGGGCGCGTGGATTTCATGGCAAGCTGCCACAGGCCAAGGCCCGCGTTGCAACGCCCGTCCACACCCCACATGAAACGGTTCTTGCTGAACACCACCCCGTCCTGAAGGCTGGTTTTCGCGGTAATCACGAACGGCCTGCGGGTCTGGTAGATCATCGGCTTCAGCGGGCGGTCGCACACCAGGGCGTACCATGCCGCGCCTGCGGTTTCGGTGCCCTGCGGGGTCTGGAGATTGGAATAGGCCACGACCTTTCCGCTCTCGTCGTAGGTCTGGTGTTCCTGGTCGAAGTAATACTGACCATCCCATCCCTTTTTCGTGGCTCCCGCCTGGAAGGTGTCGAACACCAGTTCGTCGGGCAGCACGGAAGCATTGTAACCAAGCTGCTGGATCGCAGGTGTCAGCACGTGGAACTGGTCGTCTTCCAGGTCCTCGCGCCGGACGGAAATGGTCTCCTCGAAGGTCCGGTTGCGGATTTCGAAGCCGTTGGCTTCCAGTTCATGCACCACACGCTCGCCAACCCACTCGCGCAGGCCGGGAATTTCCGCCATGCGGGGATAGATGTTCGAGCCAGCCGAGGACGGCACGATGATGGAGAATTCCTGATACAGCGGCGGAGCCACGGTCAGGAATTTGTTGAAGGCGGTATTCACGCGCGCGGTCAGCGCGTTCATGTTGCCGATATTGATTTCCATGGGTCTGCCTTACGGGATCAGGACATAGGGGGTGCCGTCGGCCTCAAGGCCCGCCAGCGTGCCGACCTGAAGCCGGTTGACGGGGGCCGCTTCGGTCCCGGCGTTTTCGGTCAGGGTCACGGTCTCATCATCGACCGCGTAAACAGGTGCACCGACATTGCTCCACGTGGGAGCCACGTCGAACGGCAGCGCCCAGCAGCCTTTCCTGATCCAGGCAGCACCGCCCGTATCAATGTCGGGAACCGCGCTGGAATTGCCGGTATTGTCATACTGCGCGCTGGATACGCCCACGATGGCGACCAGGGCGGACGGCGTGCCTGTGCTTCCCGCAGGCACTGCCGTTCCATCCGCACAGACGGCTGTGATGGAATTGCGGTACAGCCGGAAGCCCGCCGCCACGTTGTGCGGGAACTCCGGTCCAGGTGGAACCTTCTTTTCGGCAAGGATGCGATCAGCGGCGAGCATTGGACGCCTCCCACTTCTTCACTTCATCTTCCGTGGTGCCGAAGGCGTCATCCATGGCCGCCAGTTCAGCAGAACCGCTGCCTGCGGTGGGCACCTTGCGCGTGTTCAGGTTCAGCCCGCTGGACGGCACGTCCTGAAGGCCGCTGATGATGCGTTCCGCCGCCTGCGGGTTGGTGGTGTGCAGCGCGATCAGGTCGGCTTTCGTCTCGTCCGAAATGACCTTGGTGCGCGCGACCTGCTCAACGGCATGGGTGGACGCCGTCAGCGCACCGGCCTTCTTCAGTTCCGCGATCTGGCCGGTCAGCGCCTCGATCTGCTGCTGCGAATGGGTGCTGACATCCGTAAGCTTCGCCCGCAGCCCCGTCACCAGGGCTTCGGGCGTTGCGTCGGCATCCAGTCCGGCCAGCGGAGCAAGCTGGGAATGCATGGTCATGCAGCCCTTCATCTCCTTCAGCCGGGCGATTACCTGTTCCTTCGTCGTCGTGGCCGGAAGGCCAAGCGCCTTCAGGACATCTTCAAGCGGCAGCATGGCCGGTTCCTTCTGCGTGGTATGGAGGGTGTTGATTTTCAGGTTGGGCGCATTGGTCAGGGAGGCGCGCGCAATCCGGGTCACGACGCCATCAGGGGCCGCGAACGCGGGGGAAATCCCCCGATAGGCATGATCGGCAACCATGGTGCGCCCGGACTTCGTCCAGTCCACGCGCCCCCAGATGCCATCCGCGCGGGCCTGAAGCTCCACGATCCACCCCACGGCCGGAGCCGGGCCGCCCGATACCAGGGCATGATCGGTGGCGTGGTTTTCGTCGATGGGCAGCTTGCCACCCTCGGCCTGCATGGAATGGGTAATCAGCGCCCGTGCGTCCGACACCCGGTACGGGCCGCGCCCGTCAGCGCCGGAAAACTCACCGGCAGGCAGCAGGTGGACCCAGTCGGGCACCTTGCCGTTATCCAGGCCGGGCAGTGCGGTGTGGTAATGGAGCGTCGTGTTCATTGCCCGCAAGCATGGCGGGTATCGGAGACGGTATTCAGGGGGAACAAGACCCCCTGTTGCCTGAAAAATGACGCTGCCGGATTTTTTGCCCTACAGGCGCGTGTGACGATTATGGACGCGCAATCGGACGCGGAACACGTAAAAACGCATCCTGCCCCCTCTTAAACCCTCTTACGGGTCTCTTAAAACCCGAATGCCGATCCGGGTCAGCGTCCGCGCATGGCGATGGACAGGAATTCGTCCAGTCGGTCGATGATTACGGCCTCGTCGCCCACGCCCAGGCCAAGGTAGGGACGTGCGGGGATATGCACGCTGGAAACATGAAACAGTTCGCCGCCCATGACGAAAGAAAGCTGCAAGGCGCTCTTTGGCTGGATGAGGCCACCAAACTGGTGAATGGCACCGTAATGCACATTCGTTCCGACCAGAAGGGAACTGCCTTCGACTTCCGGATGGATGCTGTTCCGAAGGTATCCGCTCTCGATCAGGATGCTCGTGGTCTTCTTGTCTTCCTCATATAGCGGGTTGAGTGCTGCGTAGCTTTCCCACCGGATGCCGTCCGGATCGACGCCCTGATCCATGCGCCGCATGGTCCTGTCACTCAGTTCGCCCCCGATGCTTTCCAGCACGGCCTGCGGGCGCGTGCCGATGGCGGCAATGGCGTCCAGCGCGGACTGGATGGGATCGGTGTTCCCGGAGATGGAAATGAACGCCATGGTGGCAATCTTCCTGCACAATGGTTATGTTGATGGAGACGCGCCGAGACACGGTGTTATTCTCCCAGCCGTAGGACCGCCCTTGTGGCGGGATCGCTATGGGGGGTTTCCGGGAGGCCCCCCCGGCGCGTCATTTTCCAGATCATCCATGCTGCCGCTGATAAGGAGCAGCTTCGCAATCGCACGTCGCCCTTCCACGGCATTGGTGCGATGGAATGATTGCAGCCAGTTTTCCTTCCCGTCCCCCGTGACCTTGACGATGGCGCGGTAAAGCCTGCCTGCATGCGACAGCAGCATGACGTGCCGCGCCCGGCTGGCTGCAACCACGGCCGGATTGGCCAGAACCTGCGGCACCATGCGGTAGTCGTCATCCGTCAGGTCGGGATGGCGCTCAAGCTGTTTTTCCATTGTCTGTCCGGACATATGAACGGTCCGGCTGCCACCCCCAAGCGCGTTCTGGACATGCGCCGGGATTTCGCCTGCCTCTACGGTGCCAACCGGCCTATGCCGCAACCGGACAATGGCGTCCTGTTGCGCCTGCTCGCGCTTCGGAACATCGGGCACGGGTTCGGGTGCAACGGGTGCGGGCAATGGCGCAACGCCCGGCGGTTCGGGCACCATGGCGGCCGCAGCGGGGCGTGCCGGGACAGGCCGCGCCGGTCCCGCATCCTGCGCAGGCGGCAGCATGGGACGCAGCTTCGGCGTGGGTTCGGTCACCACCCGCGCGCCTTCGTTCATCAGCCACGCCTTGCCGGGGTTGTAGGCAAAACCTGGGTCGATGCCGATGGGAACATGCACGATCTCGCCCGTATGCGGATTGCGCCATGGCCGTGTCTCGATCACGGGACTGCTGGATACCTGCCACCCGTTGCGGTCCAGCATGCGCTGGGAAACCACTTCCACCGTGCAGTGGCAGCGCCAGCAGTTGGGCGGGTAATGGGTGTTCCAGAACGGATCATCGGCGCGCAGGATCATGCCATCCCACGCCAGATGCTGCGGGCGCGGATGCTGGCACGTGTGGTGCCGGTATCGCCAGTATGGATACAGCGCCAGTGATTCGGGCGTGGTCATACGCCGATAGCGCCCGGCGGAATAGGCGGTGGTGATGTTGGTGTCGTAGATGATGGACGCGCGCCAGCCCGGCGTGCCGGTATGCTCCCACCCGTACCGCTTCACGATGGCGTCGAATTCCTTCTGGAACTCGCGCCGTGTGCCGCCCGCTTCCATCGTGCGGATCACCGCATCCTGAAAATCCTTCGCGATAGCCTTTGACGTAGCGCCTGCCACGGCGAACGACACGTCATGGGCCTCATGCCACAGATCGGTCCATGTCGCGGCGGACACGGGCACTTTCTGGCGCAGGAAGGCCAGCGCATCACGGGGCGGCAGCTTCGCGGCACTGACGGCCGTGTCAGCCATTGCGCGCCATTTCGTCCAGAACCATGGCTTCGCCCGCCAGTTCCGACACCATCAGCGCCACCTGCATGGCCTGCTGGAACTGGTCATGGGGCAGGTCCATCTTCCCCAGCGTGGATTTCAGGGAAACAAGCGACGGAGCCTTTTCAATTTCCGCCCGGACGGCGTCTGTCATCTGGTCAAGACCCGCTTCCGCGTCGCGCGCGAGACGCTGCCTCATCAGATTGATGATATGCGCGCCGTCCGCACGGGTATGCCTGCTCAGCAGCCTGCCCAGCCGGGTATGCAGGGTGATCTGCTGCTGGTCGTCCGCCTGTGGGCTGGCAATCGTGGGATTGGGGTCACGCGGGGGCATGTCCTGCGCCGGTCTGTCCTGGGCAGGCAGGACGTGCGCAGGCTGGATGGGCTGCGCCTGGGCTGGCAGGCCAAAGACGGCATCCCCCTCCTGCGGCGCTTCCATGCCCATGCGGTCATAAAATGGCTGCCTCGGGAACGGAAGCCCCTGCGGCCCGGCAAACTGCACCACCTTCATCAGCGTATCCAGTGGCACTTCATCGGGCCGTCCGATGCGCAGTCGGGGATAGGCTGCCTGCGGGCCAAACGTGAAGGCGACCATGCGGTCGACAAGCTGCTGGCCAATGGTGGTGGACAGCAGCCCTGCATCCGCGCGCTCGATGTCTTCCTGCACCTCGCGATGGATCGCGCCTGATGCGTGCGCACCCTGCTTGCTGTCCGTGGTGCCGGTCTGCCCCAGAACCGCCTTGCTGATTTCGCTGTTCAGGAACTCCGCGCGGATCATGTGCAGGTCATGACTGCCCGACATCTTCGGTTCCACCAGTTCGAAGTCCATGCCCTTGGGCATGAGTGCGGCCAGCGCGCCGCCGAAATCCGTCACGGCCTGGAACAGGACGTTGCGGTCTTCCTCGGATGCATCCGGCCCGTAACGCCCGATCCTGGCAGGCAGGCCATAATTCTGCACGAATACACCCCAGTCGCGCATGGTGAACATCTTCGCCAGGACAGCCCACGCCACGGCACGGGTCAGGCCCGCGCGCAGGGTCAGCCCCGACCAGGAGGGATGGCGGTGAATGACAAAGGCCGCCGGATCAAGGTCCGCAAAGCCTTCCTGCCCGATGCCACCGGGCGCTGCGGGAGCTGCCACGCTGTTCGGCTCATCGCGCAGCATGATCTTTTCACCGTCCTGGTAGGACACCTCAAAGAACCGCTGCGGACGAAAGACCAGGTCTTCGGGGTAGTAGTTGCCCGCTTCGGCATGCCAGATGATTTCATGGACGGACCAGCCCTTGCCGACCGCGTCCATCATGTCGAACAGCGCCTTTTCCAGCACGCCACGGTCCAGCCAGTCACTGACGAATTCGGCATGCTTTTTATGTGCCGGGTCATTACTGGCGGGGGAGACGGTAATGGGAAGCTGGGATACGGTGCGCTTGCGGGTGTTCAGCACCCCAAGGTAGTGCAGGTCACGCCGTTCCAGTTCTTCCGCGCACTCCATCCACGCGAGGCTGTCGCCCATATCGGCGGCGTTCAGCAGCGCCCCCAGCGTGGCAGGCGTAAGTCCCCCGATTGGCGTGGTGGTGATGGCGGGACGCTGCCCCAGCAGCGTTGGTCCCGCAACTGCCCGCGTCAGGGCCTGCGCCTTTACCGGGCGGCCATACTGGTCAAGTAGCTGCGCCATGCTGGCAGTCCCCATAGATCACGGCAGCACGGCAGGCGGCGATCACGTCGCCCACCGTCTCCCAGTCGTTTTCGCCCTGCACGAAGCCACCCGTGGCGCGTTCCGCCGCAACCACGATTTCCATGCGGTCCAGCATGTCCAGCCCAAGACCGTCCAGCCTTGTATCGGGCCGGATGCACCGGCGCGGAACCATGGCGACAGCCGCCACGATGCGGCGCGCTTTTCGTGATGTCCGGCTCATTGTCCGGTCTTCAGGCTACCCGAATGAGACAGGCAGGCCCGGTCCTCGTCGCGCATGCGCAGCCAGTCACGGGCCACATCATGCGTGAGCGGCATGTCGGCATGCGCCTTCAGTTCTGCTTCAAGAGCCTTCTCATCCGTCGCTGAGTAGGCTTTCAGAGGAATGCAGACCGAACGCATCGCAGGATGCGCACAACCCGCCAGGGCCAGAGCAACCATGGCAGAAACCGCAAGGGCCAGTATCGCTCCGCCAAGGCGCTGGCCACGGGGCGGGCGAGGGCCTTGAGGGCATGCCAGGGCATTGGGCAACAGGTCCGACAGTCTGGGATAATGACGCTCGTGATCGGTCATGCCGTCCCCGCATCCAGCCGGGCATCGAGCGCGCTGTCCGTGGTGGGGGCATCCACCCCGGCCTGCGCCATGGCGACCTCGACCGTGGTGGTATCCTGCGCGACCGCCGTGGCCGTCGCCTCATCCTTCGCCTTCTGCGCCTTTTTGGCGTCACTGCGGATCAGCAGGAAGCCGATGAAGGCAATGATGACAATCACGCCTGCCGCAATCCATGGGGCATAGGTCATAGCTGGACACTTCCTCTCAATCCTAAATTCGCCATGCGGATGCCCATGCGTTCAGCCGCGATCTCATCCTCAACCGGCCAGCGATCCGGGCTGGACGCGCCCGCGCCGGAAGACAGGGGCGAACGCACGGGCTGGTAGCCGTATGCCTCGGGGTCCGCACGGCTGGCGGCGTAGGCCAGCGCACCGGCCACAGCAGCGTCGCCATGGCGCTTGCTGCCATCCTTGCTGGTCGCGCGCTGGTCGGGCACGCGGATCACGCCGCGCACCATCTTCAGGGCGCGGATGTCATCATGGATTTCCCGGTCGGCCGGAACCGTGATCCGGGCATCCTCGAACGCCGCCCTGAAGGCGGGCATGTTGTCGCGATACCAGCCCTCGGACATCTTCACGGCCTCGACCCGGCTGCCGTATCGCTGCACGGTCACTTCACCCAGCCACTGTCCGTTTCCGGTCGCATCCATCTTGCCCGCGCGCAGGCGCGGCAGGCGGTCGATGATGAACCACAGGACCTGTTTCTGCTGTTCGAACGGCACGTTGCGCAGTTCCACGATGAAGGGCGTGCGCCGCAGCAGGGAGCGTTCCACCGCCATGGGCCAGATCACCGTCAGGTCACCGGAGCGGGCAAAATCCTCGCCAAAGACATGCGGCGTCTTCGGGTCCAGCGCATCCAGCAGGGGCAGCAGATCGGTTTCACAGAACCGCAGGGTCTCACTGGCGCGCACCGCTTCGGGGGCGAGGGCAAATTCCGCCTTGCATGACCAGCGGACCACGGGAATGTTGTCCACGGTCCGCGCCTCGATCAGTGCCAGCGGGATCGCGCTGCCCGTGCTGGGGGACGGAATGCAGAACAGTTCTTCTTCGGCGTCATCACCGTAATACTGGACAATCTCCTGCCGCCACGCCGCCTCTTTCTCCGCGCTCCATTCCTCCCCGGATTTCTGGCATATCTTGCGATACAGGCCATCGCGCAGGGCGTCATCGAACGTAATGCGCAGCAGGCGGTAAGGATTGCGGCCAGCACGGATGTCCTGGACCAGCGTGTTGAACGGGTTGGTATCGCCGTCATGCGTACTGATGATCAGCACCTTGCCGCCCCACATCAGCAGTGCCAGCGCGGCCTTCAGCAGTTCGTCCAGATCATCATGAAAGGCTGCTTCATCAATGATGACCAGCCCCTGCATGCCGCGCAGGGCGCGCGGCACGGATGGCAGGGCCAGTATCTTGCTGCCCGATCCCATGTCCATGCGGAAAACCTTGATGTCCTTTTCAGGGTTTCCCGGATCGCGGAAGAACGATTCATTGACCGAACCCACGACCACCTGAAGCATCGTCGCGTGTTCCGCGCAGTAATCAATGAACTCGCGGGCCATTTCCAGATTATAGCCCATGTAGAACACATCCATGCCGCCAGCGGCAGGGTCCATGCCCGCCACAAGGTCGGCAATGAACGACGCCGCCCATGACAGGCCGGTGCGGCGGGACTTCTCCACCACCACAACACGGTTGTTCATGACCGCTTCCATGGTGGCGGACTGGTATTGCAGAAAGATCGGGCTGGTGGCGGCGGTCATTTCTTTACTCCGAATGCACCGTCCAGCATCGCGGCCACGCTTTCGGCGGACAGGCCCTGGCGTTTGGCGTTGGCAGTGACGGTCTGTTCCACCTGCCTGCGCAGGCGCGCTTCAACCTGTTCGGCCAGCTTCTGTCTGTAATCGGCATCGGTCTTGGCACTGCGCGACAGGTGATCAAGCGCCTTGGAAAGCTGCTCGATGGCTTTCGGATCGGACTTCAGCTTTTCAATGGCAGCGTCACTGCCATCTTCCAGCGCCGTGAACAGGTCAAAAATGACCGTATGCATCAGTTCCAGATTGAGCTGGGCAGTGCGCGACGGTGGCGCGTCACCCTGTTCGCGCACCAATACCTCGGAAAGCATGCGCGAGCGCCGGAGCCGTTCCCCCAGTTCCCGATGTCCCTTCGCATATCGTCCCACTGTCGAACGGCTGATATGCGTGACATCCAGTTCACGCAGCTTGGCCACGATCTGGTCAAAGGTGCAGTGATTGTCCAGCAGCCTGTTAATGACCTCGCGGATTTCAGGCGGCAGCCGCTCTATGGATGAAGGACGCGCCATGGATCAGAACATCAGGTTCCGGGCCACGCCGTGCAGGCGCTGCACGCCGGATGCCACGCGCGCACCGATATCGGTCATGTTCACGACCCACAGGTCGCCATGCATGCGGGGCAGTTTCTCGATGGAAACGCAGCCCTGATGCTGAAGGAATGTCAGGTCGGCGCGCAGGGTGTCGATATCGGTAAACCGGCCACTGGCGGCAATCATGCGCACCAGAACTTCTTCGTTCAGGCGGCGGTCCTGCATTTCCTCCAGGGATTTCAGGATGCGCAGGCGGCGGTCTTCGATCAGGGCACTTTCGGCACTCATGATTGTTTCCCGTTGGCGGACTCAAAGGTTCCGCGAATGATGGTGTAAAGAAGCTCGGTATTGTATTTTCCGTCCTTGCTGATGTCGGTCAGCCGGGCGGAAATCGTGCTCATGGTCGCCTTGAGCGTGCCGACATCCTGCGTCAGCGCCTCGTGGCGGATAACCAGATTGCGGTGCCGCGATACGACCACGACGAAGCCAAGGGCGATGATGGCCCCGGCCAGCACCAGGACAATCAGCAGCGTGGGCGTCACGCCTGGCGCGGCCGGGGTCATCATCTGCATGGATCAGGCCGTCGCGGCAGGGGTTGCTGCCGTGGTGGTGGCCTGCGCCGTCGTATCCTGCGGCACCAGAATGCCGGACAGGTCAGCTACGGCCGCCTTCACATGCGTGGTCACGACGTCGAGGTCGGGCACCGTAACGCCAAGACCGCGCAGCAGCGTGACAGTGCCGGAAATGGCTTCCTGCGCCACCTCGTTACTGTCTTCCCACTTGGTGAAAGCTGCCTGAAGCTTGTCGATACCGCCATCCACCTTGGTCACGGCAGCCTTTACGGCGGTCTGTGCGGCGGTGTTGTAGGCGGAAATCTTGTTACCGGCAGCAGCACTGCCGATATTGCCGAGGACCGCAAAGATATCCGGCAGGATCGCACTCCATTTGATGGACATGGATTTTCCCGAAATTGGCGCTGCGTCCTCGCCGGAATAAAAACGGCCATGCGCGCCCGCATGACCGTATGAGGTCAGGCGACGGCGGGTTTTGCGGCTTTCTGCGCCAGCGTGTTCGCCAGCCCTTCACGACTTATGGTGCGGTCAATCCAGCCTTCACCACAGGACGGAAACAGGCGGCAGTTCCGGTAATAGGCAGCCTGCATGTCCGCCAGCAACCCGATCAGGCGCGATCCCGTCGGGGCCGCCACAGCGTCCAGCACGGCGGAAATCGTGGCAGGCCCGATATCGCCATCAAGGGCAGCGCCCTTCATGCCGACAGCAGCCTGCAACTGGCGCGCCGCAATGCGGATGCCTGCGTTGAACCCGAAATCGAACACCATGGCGTCAATACCTGCGGGCAGCAGGTCACAGTTCAGCGGACGCCAGTAAAAGGCGCGGGCAATGGCACGGAATGTCGGCACGTCAATGGACTGCATGGTTTTTGCCGTAACGGCAGCGGGACTTCCGCCCGTCCAGCGCACCATGGTGGGCGCTGAAATGCCGCGCATGGTGCCGACAAGAAACCCATGCCCCTGCGCGCCGCCGGTCCAGTTACCGCCGTCGCTCCTGCAACATTGGTACAGACCCTCTTCGCCAAGGGTAAAATCTGTGATTGTGAGGAAGTTGGTCTGCATGTCGGCAGGTTACGCGCGACATGCGTGGGCTTTCAGGGGGGTGTTGTTCCCCTGTCAGGCTGGTCAGAACAGGTTCAACTGACCCGGATCGGTGCGCCAGCTTTCCCGGCGCGTGCGCGGAAGCCAGGGGCCGTTTTCCAGAACCTTCTTGACCCAGCGTCTGGTGGCCCCGGCGCGCACGGCGATCTGGTCAATGGTCAGGTTCATCTGGCGATACATCTGGATGCGCCAGTGGCGACAGATGGGCACTTCTATCTGTTCGCCGCCATAATGGTTTGACAGGCTGCGGGCAATGTCCTCGCCGTAAGTATTACACAGATCGGAACCCGCCCATTTACGCGGCACCCATATCCGGCTGCCGCCCGCGCTTTCGATAAAGCAGAGTGCCGCATCTTCACCGACATCGGCAACAAGCCAGTCAATCTGTGCAGGCGGCTGAATGTTCATGTCACTTCTTTACCATCATATCTTGCCAGCAAGGCGACAATATCCAGCATGATCGCGCGTTCACCTGCCGCCACCATCTGGTCCTGAATGCGCGCCGCATCCTCGCCGCTGGTGGCATGCCGTCCGGCAATTACGGACTGGCGGACAAGGGAGCGGATTTTGCCACGCAGGGCGTTCAGATCATCATCAGTAATCATTAAGCGAAATCGTCCCTTTTATAAACAGGCATCCAGTATTGTCTGTAAACGAAAAAACCGCCCCGGATAGGGGCGGTTTCTGTAATCGCTGCATGTGAGGTTATTAATAGGACCGCAAGCCGAATATGAGAACTATCGCAATGATGCTGACCAACGCCGCGCATAGCATCATCGTGAAATTGCGACTGTTGGCCGCGCATACTGTGAAAGCAACCGCAATGACCATTATCGCTGCGGCCAGCCATGGATAGATATTCGTCATTTCAAGCCCCTCTCAAGCCGCGTTTTCCACCGTTTCAGACCCTCAATTACCTTCCGTCCCTGCACGCCATCAAGGAATTCGGGCGCGGTGATGCCACCGGGATGGTCCGGCGTCATGGTCTGCCGCTGGACGTAGGCACGCAGGGCTGCACGCGAGCCCCCGCTGGCCAGCATCGGGGCCATGTCCCGCCACACGGCGTAGATCATGCGCACATGCGGCTTGTCGCTGCTGGACAGGCTGCCTTTCTTCGGCTTCCAGCCCAGCGTGCGGAAATGGGCCAGCACCTTTTCCAGCGCAGGCGTCGTGGCCTCTTTCGCGCTGGAATGGCCGGTCATGCGGTGCAGGATGTCGCGGTAGGCTTCATCCGGCAGCGCCAGTTCCTTGCGGGCGATGTGCAGCTTGGCATAGATCGCGCCGCGCTTCGGGTCAGTTCCGGGCATTTACTTGCTCCCCGTGTGGGACAGAGCCTCGCGCCGCGCCAGTTCGCGGGCGGTCTGGGCATGGATAAGGCGCATCTGGCAGGCGTACAGGTCACGCTTCTCCCGCATGCAGGTGATGTAGATGGGATCGTCAAACATGGGGTCGCGCATCGTGCAGAAATGCAGCACGCCCCAGGTCAGGAACAGCAGGGCTGCAAACATCCCGATTATGGGCATGGCCGGGTTCATCCTGCCCTCAGAGCGACGAGAAATTCAGGTTGATCTGTTCCCACCGCGCGTTCCCATCCTTGCGGACATGAAAGCGGATGTAACGGCGCGATCCGGCCCATTCCAGGGAATCAGCAATGGCGGCCTGCACGTCCGGCCATTTGGGATGGGACAGCTTGACGCGCCGGGTTTCCTGAAGGCGCTGGATATTGAGGCGGCCGGTTTTTTCGTCGCGCACGAAGGCATTGGCCAGCAGGGTGCGCACGTCATCGTTCGCACCTTCGCCCACATCGTCCAGCACCTCGTTCATCAGCGCCTGGGCGGCGACAATGGCTTCGTTCACCCGCAGGTAATCGGCGGTGCTCACTTCCACCTTCACGGTCTCGCCAAAGTTGGCGATCACCAGACCGCCGCGCTTGCCGCCCAGACGGGCGTTGTAGCGTTCCAGCGTGAGGTCAATGAACGCATCCACATCCGCGAAAAACTGCTCTTTGCGTGCCCGCAATTCGTCATGCAGGGCCTGTGCGGCTTCGACCAGCGCGGTCGCTGTCTGGTGGCGGAAAAGGATGTCATCGCGGATGCGCGACGTGGGAACGGCAAACCCGTTGGGGCTGGTCAGAACGTCCGGCAGGGGCGTGGTTTCGGCGGCGGCGATGCGTGTGGTGGCGTTCATGAGCGGGTTCCCTTGTGATTGATGGTGATGGGCCAGCGGCGCAGGCTGGCGTTGCGGGTCAGGATGGTGGCGGCGAAGGTCTGGACGGCGGTGTAGGCCACATGGTCGCGTTCACGGCCGGTAACACCAGGCACGCGCCAGGCGCGGCCCTTGCGGGTCCGTTCGGCCAGTTCCTCGATCTGGAAGGACAGGTGCCCGCGCGATCCGGTGGCGATGGGCAGGCAGGCATCGGGGAAGTGGAGGCCATCGGCAATGCCGATGACCCCATCCCTGCTGCAATATGCAGTGCAGGTCATGTCAGTGACGCTTTCCTGCTGCGGGCACATTGCTGGCCATGCGGTAGATCGCTGCGGCGATCAGCAGTGTATGGGCTGCCGAGCGGCGCGCGGATCGGTCGGCCCGCCAGTAATCCCCCGCTTCCATACGGCCGATTGCGTCCTCCAGATCGTCCTGCATGGCGGCAAGCAGGTCATTCAGGTCTTTCGGCCCGGCGGCCATGATTTCCGATGCAGTATCGGTGACCGATTTCAGGACTTCCCCGAAGTCGTTCGGCTGCATTCTGACCTGTTCCTTCATGCCCCGATCTCCCGGCATTCGCCCTCGACCACGATGCTGCCCAGGTGCGGCAGGTGCCCGGCAAGGGCGGCGGTGCCGATGGCCCCATCAATCTCGATGCACTGGCGCATGAGCCAGTCGCCCAGGTCGTGCAGTTCGGCTGCGGTCAGGGTGCGGTCGTCTTTAATTTCGCGCATGCGGATTGCGGTCTCGCGCATGCTGCGGGTGTTGTGGCGCAGCTGCGCCAGCGGGGTGGTATGCGGCATTTACTGGCCCTCCAGGCCGGACAGGATCAGGCGCGCGGTCATGCGCGGCGGCAGGGAACGGAAGAATGTGACGATGACGTTCTGGCGCTCGTGGCTGGGGTGGGCAGCAGGAACATCCAGCCCCTGGGCAATCAGGGCCGCGCACAGGGGTGGCGTGACGCGGCGCATATCGCGCAGATAAAGGATGAGGTCTTCCAGCAGCGGGTCGAAAGCGTCCGCATCGTTGAAGCGGGTGTATTTCGTGATCCGGCGCAGGGTTTCCATCACGATGGCTGGGCCGACACGCGGGGGGCGTGCCGGGATGATGTGGAGGCTGGCGCTCATGCCGTTTCCCCCACGTCCAGGGCTGCGCCGGTTGCCGCATCCAGCAGCGTGCACAGCACAATGGGCGTGCCAACGGCGCGGATCATCGCGTTTGCGCCCTCGGGAACCTGATTGCCGCCCCAGTCAATGTCGTATGCGAGTGCGTCAAAAAAATCCGTGGTCTGCTCGGGCGTCAGACGCGCGGGGACAAGGTAGTGGGTAGGAAACGCGGGCATTATGCAGCCTCCCCTTCACGCAGGGCCGCACGCGCAATCGCACGGAAATTGCGGGCGTCATAAATTGACGGTGGGGCAGTGCTGATGTGCAGCAGCGCATCGGTCAGGCGGGTGATGGTCCGGTGCAGGGCCGCGTTCTTGTGGTCCATATCCCGGAGTGCCGCCATGTCACCGGCGCGGGCGATATCCATATCGCTGCGACGGACCACATCGGTATATTCATCGTCCGGGACGACAGACGGATTAAAGGCGATGCATTCCAGTTCGTTGGCACCGCTGATGACCCGGATTTTCGCGGCTGTTTCCACGCGCACACCCCGGAATACAGGATGCCCCAATGCTTCGATGATATGCATGAGCATGCCAGTCGGGTTTTCATCGCGCGCCACGAACATCATGCTGTAGCCATTGGCCATGCAGGCGTTCTTGATCTGCTGCGCGGTGATAGAGGCCGGAATCACGTATCCGGCCACGGTTTTACTGTTGTCTGACATAATCAGCCTCCCACGCGCCTGAACTTCGGCAGTTCGCCGGTCATGTGTTCCGCCCAGGCGCGTTTCATGTCGTCTGTGGTGATGTTGTCGTTCCCGGCGATGCGGGCCATGCGCATGGCGTTGCGCAGCACCTTGCTCATGGAGCGCAGGCCGCCGGGTTTCTGTGCGATGCCCTTGGCCGCGACCTTCACGTCATCATCCTGAATGTTCCATTCCGCGATGATCGCGCACATGTCGCGTTCCAGCGGGCGCTGGATGTAGCGGCGCAGGCCGATGCGGCTGAATAGCTGCGCATGTTCCTTGCTGCGGCCCAGCCCGTCGATCTTGTCGTTCAGCGGGGCATTGCCCGCGATCACGACACCGATTTCCGCCAGATCGTGCAGGGACCGGATTTCTTCCAGCGCCTGAATGCTCAAATGATGGGCTTCATCCACGATCAGCAGGCCGCCGGTATCCGTCAGGCGCTCGATGATGGCTTCGTCCAGGCCGTTCCCGCGTTCACGCAGCCCCAGTTCCTTGGCAATGCGCGTCAGGATCGCGGTGGGGGAACGCATGGCCGGCCGGGCCGTGACCATCCACACATTGTTGTTCCGGCGCTGGTAGGCGTTCAGGGCCACGGTCTTGCCCACGCCAGCATCCCCCGCGATCATGGCCATGTCCGGCCCGAACCGCGCGCCATCCAGCATGGCGAAGATGCGCGATGCCGTTGCGGTCATGATGAACCCCGGAATGATGGGGGTCAGTTCGCGTTCCTGCCGCTTTGCATCCAGAGATTTCAGCCATTTCTCCACGGCTTCATCAATGCGGTCGTTATTGCCTGCGTAGCTGTTGTTCAGCCACGCGCTGTAGGTCGTATAGGCAACGCCCATGGCGTCCGATGCCTGCCGGTTGGACAGGCCCTGCTGTTCCTGTGCCAGGCGCGCGCGGTTGCGCAGGCTGCCTGCATCAGGCATGGCTGGGGCGTTCGTGGTTTCTTTAACCATCGTTCCGTTTTCTTTTCTGTTGTATTAGGCGGTTAGTTCTTGTGGACGGTCAGTATTCGTCCGGGTCAACAAGGCGCAGGCCGGGCCGTTCGGATCGTTCCATTTCCATGGCCCGCACCAGATAGTCGTCTTCTTCATCCGGCTGGATGGCGATGGCAGCATTGCCGGATATGGCGGCAGCAGGGCGAAACGGCCGCACCACCTTGGCCTCCATGGGCGTTTCTTCCGCCGCATCGGGATCGGGGGCGTAAATGTCCTGCAATTCCGCGATGGACATGCGGTTCTGCGCCTTTTCCATGTCCTTCTGCGCCTTGATCCACGCCTTACGCGCCCGGTTGTGGGACTGGGCAGCGCCCTTGTCGGCAAAGCCTGCCGCTGCAAGACACGGTGCTTCACACACGAAGGTACCGTCCAGGCGGTAAACGAACACCGATCCCTGCAACGCCTGCGGGTCAAACCGCACCACAAGCTGCTGCCCGCGCAACGCGGTCAGTTCTTCAGCCCAGAAGCGGTTGCCTTCCAGCTTGAATTCACCCGTGGTCCGGTCCGCGCGGATGGCTTCCGCCGCCAGCAGCCACAGCCGACGCTGTTCCGGCGTGGCCTTGGTGATGGGGGCGGTGGCATAAGACGCTTCGAAAGCCTGTTTGAAGCTAAGTTTTCCACCGCACACTTTGCTGCGCCGCCCTATGCGCTCGTTGTGCTCCTGAATGCCTTCCGCCACTACCTTGATGAACAACTCCAGGGGCACGGACTGGCTGCCGTAGTTCTCTGGCTTGTTCATCGGGTTATTCCCGGCATACGCCCCCTCGAACAGCGGATGCTTGGCCAGCCCCTGCGCCAGATCGCGCCAGGCGCGCTCAATCGGCTTTGACTGCCCGCTATAGGGATTAACAAACCGCACATCCACGCCAAGCTGGGGCATGATTCCCTGTGGTTCATCATCCTTCAACTTGAAGCGGTAGCGGTTTTCAACACCGCCGGTCAGCCACTTGCTGGCGAAGGCGCGCCCGTTATCCAGATAGCATTTCTGCGGGATGCCATAGCGTTCCACCATGTCACCAAACGCCAGACGGACCATCTCCTTATTTTCGGAAATATCCAGACGCCATGACAGGATCATGCCGGTAAACAGATCCTGAAAGGCCACTAAAACGGGTCTTATAGGCTTCTGAATGCCCGGATAATCGACGAACACGTCAAAGACATGACCATCGACATTCACCGCCTCCATAGCATGGAAGATGGACCGGTCACGCTCCTGCGCAGGGAACATGCGGCGCAGGGCGTCGTTACCCTCCCGGCACAGGGTCAGCAGCGCCGGTCCCAGCGCGTCCATACGCCGCTTGAGCGTCTTTGCTGATGGCAACTTCCATCCCTCCTTTTTGGCTTGTCCCTGCAAGCGTCGGTAGCAGTCATTGAAGGTCGGGCCAGACAGGCGCAGGTAATCGGCTTTCAGGATTTCCCACGCCTCACGCGGACATTCCGCGCGCGACTTGGCCGTGGCGTAATGCGGTGCCAGGGCGGCCAGCCAGTCGCACCGGTTCAGCCCGCGCACGTCCCGATACCAGTTATATATCGTGGTCGTGCCCACGCCGCGCAGCGCTGCAATCTGTATGATCGCGTAATTCTTGCGCACGCCATGCTGGATCAGTGTCTCCACCGCATCCAGTATCTGGTATGCCCGGCGGGCTTCCGCCTTCCTGTTCTCCGGCATGGCGTCGAAACGCCACCACAGGTCTTCACGTTCGCGCCGGGTGCGGTCTTCATCCGGCTTCTGCACCGCCGGATTGGCGGCCTGCATCCGCATGACCAGGGCAGCCTGTGCCGGGAGCGGCAGGGAATACATGGTGAATTCATATCCACCACCCCGGCCGCTGCGTTCTCGCCACGTCTGCCCCTTAAGTTCAGGGTTTAGCCATCCTTCCGCATTGCATCTTTCGCGCATGTTTCGTTCGGTAGCAGGAAGAGTGGGAAGTGCCATTGCCGCCAGTTCGGTTAGCGAAAACCAGTGCTGCTGTGCAGTAACCGCCATCACCAGCTCCCCCCACGCATGGCCTGCCGCCGCAGGGCATTTTCCCGCCGCGTAAGCTCCTTTTTGTGTTCAGAAACTGCCGCCAGTTCGATGGCAGGCAGGTAGCGCCGTTCAATCACGGCCCAGCCGAACGGCTCCGCCATAAATTCCAGCAACCGCCGGTCCTGCGTGGCGGAAATCAACGCATCAAACCGGGGCACGCTGATCTGGTGGCCCTCACGCTGCACGCTGGCATAGGCATTCAGCATGTTGATGCTGACGGGCTTTTCCAGCATCGCGGACATTTCCGCCGCAATCTGCTCCCGCGACCGTCCACATGTTTCCAGCGACACGGAAATGGCGCGTGACAGGCGTGATGTGAACTGGTTGGCGCGGATCAGGCGCGGGTCGAACCGCACCACCGGATTGGGCGGAACCCAGTCCAGCAAGGAAAGCTGTTCGGGTGCATTCCGGGTCATGCTGCTGCCCTTTCTTCTGGCTGATAACCGGGAAGGTGCGGCGCGAAGAACTCAATGATCTGCTTGCGCTCCGCGGGGGATGCCTTGCGCCAGATGCCTGCAACCTTCTCAATCACGCCCGGCGGTGTAGGCTTGGGGCGACCAGCAAGCTGCCGCACGATCTCGGACACCTTCCGCACGCCGGGCCACTGGATCACGAAACCCGCGATCTGGCGCTGCATGTCCGGCTCCTGCTTGGCCAGTTCATCAAGCTGTGACCCGCTATCTGCCAACCATGTGCCCACGATCTTCTGGCGCACGTCCGGCATGATGTTCTTGTAGCGGGCAACAGACCGCGCAATGGTCTGCTTGGAAATACCAAGCCGTTCGGCAGTGGATTCCGCAAAGGATGCGATCAAGTTCTCAAGGTTGAGAACTTGATCCGTCTTGCGGTCGCCGCCGTGTTTTGTTTCCGGATGAAGCGCCTCATAAACCTCCTTGCGCTTGGCCAGAAAGGTGGAGCGGTCCAGCGGTGACAGTTCACGCCGGAACAGGTTCTCGTCGATTTCAAGAAGCTGCGCTTCCAGTTCGTTGGCCTTGAGGACAACGGCGGGAATATCCGCCCATTCCAGCTTCTTTGCCGCTGCCAGACGGTGCCCCCCGGCGATCAGCTTGTAACGCTTGCCGGACTTCCTGACCTCGATAGGCTGGCGCAAGCCATATTCTGCCATAGACGCAGCGATGAAGTCTGCCGCCTCCAGGTCTATTTCCCGCAGCCGCTCATCCGCGTCGATATCGGCAATGGCAATCTGTTCGATGTTCATGCCGCCACTCCGTTTTGACGGTGCGCATCATGCGGCAGGGCGGTAGGTGTCCTGATAACGGTCATGGAAACAGGAGACCCGTCATGATGATAGCGACCCGGCCAGATATTCTGCGGCTCACGCCCCAGCACCCTGGCAATCTCGCGCTCAATCGGAACCGAATATCCCACAGTTCCGATGGTCTTGCTCACGGCACGGCTATCGCGGCCAATCATGGTGGAAAACTTCGCAAGCGAGCCGTATCGCTTCCGAAGTTCCGCCTTGATGTCCTCGGCGTGCATTCCTCTAGGCTTCTGTGCCAT